ACATGATATGGGATACCATATTTCGTCTGTTGGTGCGCTCAGCAGCCTTCCTGGTTTCACAACTGCTATGGCGATTCACAGACGCATCGCAACTAGTGATGACGCTGGCTACCGAACTCCGCTATTTGGGGACACAGATCCGTTTGCTGTTGTGGCTAATTGGAATCGTCGCATAGTGTCGCCGTCGTTCTCTGACCTGGAAAGTATTGAGATCAAGAAAGTTGGTCCGTTTTTCAACAGACCCTTCGACGAATGGAGTAGTAATCTGGGAAATTACTATAAACATGCGCCGCAAGATTGGGACGATAGATGGTGGGAAAGGGAACCCAGATTCTTAGATGCGGTGAATGAGGAGCTTTTCTCGCTAATGAAAATCATTGGCACTCGATTACGTCCCTTGTCAATACTAGATGGCTACAGAATGAGTAGAAAGGGCACAAACCTTGGATTCCCCTACGTTACGAGTACGTGGACGGAAAAAGTGGTCGGGCACTATCTGAGGCGAGCCTCTCTTCTGTTAGAAGGAAAGAATCCAGATTTGTATCCATTCATGATGTTCAAAAGGGTTCAGCCCGGAGGACCAGAAAGAAAGGATTCAAAGCAAAGACCTGTGTGGGGAGCAGACCATGCGGAGTCATTCGCCTCGATTTGTGTACTTCAGCCATTGTTGGCCAAGCTGTCCAGAAATGAGCAGTTTTCACACCTGTTAGGTATAGATTCACTGGAAAGCCAGCTCAAACGCGATCTGCCGCGTGCGCGCTTCAAATTTAGCCTCGATCTGGGTCAGGCTGACGCAACGTTTGGGCCAAAATGGCAACAGTTGACTCTGTGGATGCTTGGACAACTCGTAGAAGTAGATCCCCAGTACCTGAGATCTATTTATGACTACTATTCAGCGGGTGACCTCCTAACACCTGATGGTATTTACAAGGGGATTCACGGTCTCCCAAGTGGAGTGGGATTCACTAACATGCTCGAGATCCTTGGATTTAGAGTGATGGCGAGGTACGCATTTAAGGAATTGCGAGTTAGCTATTCTGCTTTGTACCAGAATGGCGATGACGGACTTTACCTTCTGAATGATTTGTGTGAGGTTTCGGATCTGTCAGATATATATCAACGCTACGGTTTAGTACTGAATGTCGATAAAAGTGGTATGAGTCCTGACGAAGCGTCGTATCTACAAAGACATTTTAAGGAACAGCATGGCTATCAGGCAGTGATGTCAACAAATCGGATGCTAGGTCGTATTCTATTTGCAGAACGCGGCGTAGATGCGGAGAAGCTGGGAATGAGTGTCAAAGACTACTGGACGTTGAATACAATAATGAAGTTGGAAAATTGTAAGCGGCATCCTGACTATCGTGGTCTAGTTGATTTCGTTAGAGCGGGGGATGAAAGTGGACTGAATCCACTGCCCATATTGGGCAAAGACCCCGCAGACGTCGAGGGTTATTCTCCATTTGGTGAAGGCGTCTATGGAAAGTCTGGTCTACTCGGTTTTGAAACGGTCAAAATCTTAATCGGGAATGTCCGCAAGAGAGGTGGCCCGCAGCCGGCTGATAACCGTGCCCGGAACATAAACCTTTCAAACCAGTAAAATTCGACTGGTGGAGCCCTG